AAAGGCCCGGAAATGGGAGCCTGATGGACTGGTTTGACAAGTTAATGATAACTGCGGCGGTCACGACAGTGATAGTATTTGTAATCGTGGTGGGGATATAATGACCGACAGACTGGATGTAAGTGATAAAACAGCGATCAGCATGCCCATGCGAAACCTTTTGGCCATATTATCGGCCGTTGGAGTGGGCGTTTGGGCGTTTTTCGGCGTTCAGGAGAGGCTGAATACATTGGAGACTCGAAACACACTGATGGAGGCTGATCTCGTGGAAAATACAGCCTTTAGAATTGGATGGCCCAGGGGCGAAATGGGCAGCTTGCCCGCGGATAGTGAGCAATTCATGCTCCTGGAATACCAGGACGGAATGATAGTTAAATTGCAAAAACAAGTTGAGGCGATGATGCACAATGCGGTTAACATCAAAAGACTTCAAGAAGATATGTTAGAAGCTCGTGAAAATATAGAAAAATTAAAAGACAAGTTGCGTGAGGCTAACGGTGGTTGAAACAATCATAGCATTACTTATGTTCATCGGAATAGATTTAAAGGAACATGTCCCGTATGACAATCTTGGAGATTGTCTGAAGGCAAAAAGAATATCAGAGAGAAGCTCTGGTGTTGACGGCCCTCGTCTGGAATGTCGGCCCGTGAAAGCGGAAACCGAAATCTGGGTGGAGGATAACAAAAAACATATTATAAGGATAATAGAAGATTAATACATGACAACAGGTAAAATTAAATGGTTCAATCCCAAGAAGGGATATGGATTCATAGAAAATCAAGAGAGTGGCAAGGATGTTTTCCTTCATGTGTCCGCTCTGGAAGCAGCTAACATCAGCACATTGGAAGTCGGACAGGAAATTTCCTTCGACATCGGATCACACAACGAAAAGGAAAACGCAATTAACATTAAAAAGGTAGATGATTAAGGTATGGTTTCTCATGGCACTCATGTCCTATCCAAACACCCCAGCCATTCACTACAAGGGTTTTGGAGGGTTTACTACTCAAGAGGAATGTGAAGAAAAAAGAATAATTACAGAAAATCAAATTGCTGATCTCGAAATAAAATTAGGGAGAACCGTTTATATAGACACTTACTGCATTGAGTTTAAGGCGTTTCAAAGCCAACTCGATAAGAAAAATAATATAGGGGTATAAGATGGCCGAAGAAAAAATATCGGAGAATGAGAAAGATATTATCCGCATAGGCGGGGAACTTAAGCTCATTAATCAGAAATTGGATAACCATGTTCATCACATAAGTGGAAAAATTGATACGATTTTTAAAATTGTTTGGACGATTTCCTTTATGATCCTCGGATTGCTGTTACGGGCTGTTTACAGCGTAATGGCAGGATAGAGCCAAAAAAAAACCTTCATATTTAAGCGTACAAGAGGTTTAAGCATGTGGGCTGTATGATTGGACCCCTAATAATGGTTGACAAAAAACGATTTCATTTAGTAAAGACATGAGAGTGAAAAACATTCTGATAATTTCAGATATTCACTTGCCCTTTCAGCATCCTCAAGCCTTTGAGTTTTTGGAGAAGGTCAAGAAGGATGTCAAGCCCGACCATGTAATATCAATAGGTGATATTTTAGATTTTGGAAGCGTTCAAGTTTCCAGACCATCTGATCCCAATATAGATTCACCAGTATTCGAACTGGAAAAAGCAAAAAAAGAAATTAAGACTTTAGAGAAGTTATTTCCCAAGATGCAGATATGCTGGGGGAACCATGACCTGCGATTATTACGCAAGGCAGAGTTGGTGGGCATCCCTCGCTCCATGATTAGGAACATTAATTCCATTCTCGAAGTCAAGGCGAAGTGGACCTGGCATGATAAGATCATCCTGACGATGCCAAACGGACAGTCAGTATATTTCACCCATAACTTCAAGCAAAATGCCCTATCAAGTTCAAAGGAACTAGGGTGCAGTTTTGTGCAGGGCCATTATCATACACTTGGATTAAGCATCCAGTTCTGGAGCAGTCCGACAGCATTAAACTTTGCGATGAATGTTGGCTGTCTGATTAATCCGAAGGCTGATGCCTTTCGCTACCAAAAGAATTTTCTCAAGCGTCCCATTTTGGGATGTGCTGCCATCATTGATTCATCACCACGGTTATACAGCATGCTGCTGAATGACAAGGGACGATGGGTTGGCAAGATATGAAAACAAAAACCAAAGACCCTATCGTTCAAAAGGTCATTGATAAAATGGCTAGACGATCTGAAATAGGAATTATTAAGTACGGGAATACCATGAAATCTTCCAAGAAAAGTTTAAATGATTGGATAGATTCAGCAATCGAGGAAGCCCTCGATTTAGCGGTGTATCTTGAAAAGGTTAAGAGTTTGGTTGGTGCAAAGGTCGAACAGCATATAGATATAGTAAAGGACCTTGGCGGTGGTGGTGGGAACTATGATTTTGATAAATGGGAAGGAACAGACCCAGATTGAACTACGAAAATATTAAAGACAGCATAAAAACGCATGAAGGCTATCGGGATAAGGTCTACCGTGACCATCTCGGCAACCGAACAGTTGGCTATGGTCATCTATGCCTGGATAATGAAAAGTGGAGCGACAGTAAAGTGTATCCACGCAAGGTTCTTGACCAGACCTTTGACTACGATTTTAATATTGCCCTGAATGATGCTCGCAAGCTCATCGTTGAGGACAGTATTCATCAAGATGCTTTTTCCTGCCTAATAAATTTATGTTTTAATTTGGGAGGACCAAGAGCCAGCCGTTTTAAAAAAATGCTGGTTGCCCTGGAAGATAAGAACTATCCTGAAGCATCAAAGGAAATGCTGGACAGTAAATGGGCCAGACAAGTACCAAACAGAGCAAGAGAATTAGCGGAGATTATGAGAAATGTTGAACTTTCTAATTAAACCCCTTCTTGGGGTGGCATCTGATGTCGTTAAAGGGGTGGTCGCCAGTAAAAAAGCTAAAGCAGAACAAAAGTTAACTAAAATAAAAGCTGAAACTGAATTATTAAATAAGCAAATTTCGGGAGAAGTTGAGTGGGATATTCAAGCAATTAAACAAGCTGAATCTTCCTGGAAAGATGAATATTTAACAATTTTGTTTTCGATACCTTTGCTACTTTGCTTTTTGCCCTTTACAGTAGAGTATGTTGAAAGAGGATTTGCAGCATTATCGCAAACTCCTGACTGGTATAAATACACTTTAGGAGTAATTGTATCAGCATCGTTTGGAATTAAAGGAGCAAGTAAATTTTTTAAAAAATAAGGAGGTTATATGAACTTACTTAAAGATTTATGGGCACACTTGAAAGAGTGGTCCGATTGGAAGATGAAAGACTGGATTAAAGCAGGAATTGTTACTCTGGTTGTTTTATTCGTCATTTATAAAATGACATCAGGGGGAGCGGCATAATTTATAATGTCATTCACATCTAAAGCACAGGAAAAATATATGTGGGCCAACCATCCAAAGATCGCTAAAAAATGGACAAAGGATTACGGCCCCTACAAGAAGAAAAAGAAGAAAAAGAAAACATGATTAAATGTCCAACAAAAATCAAGGTTGGATATAAAGATATTACTATTGAGTTTATTCGATCAGACTTTGCCAAGCAGACGGATAGTTACGGTGAATACCATCAACGAGCAAACAAGATTGAAATACAACAGGACTTAACACCGCAAGATTTTGCGAACACACTACTCCATGAAGTTATACATGCAGTAGTTTACGAAATGAGCTTGACACAAGAGGGGAATATTTTGTCTAAAGATTCAAATGAGGAGATAGTAGTGAACTCAATAACAAACGGATTACTGACAGTTATAAAAGATAACTCATGGTTTCTAAAAATTTTACAAGAAAACATTGATAAGAAATAGATAAGGGGAAGTGGAGTAACATCTGCTTCCCCTTTTTTTTATGCCATTTTGCCAATATGCCATTATGGGTATTGGGAAATGAACTTGCTTTGAAAGGAGTTACAATGAATAAAGCAATTTCCATATTTAACCAACTGCGACCTCGATCCATCGGTTTCGATGCAGCCTTCAATCATTTCGAGAAAATGTTTGAGGATGACTGGTCAATGTCCACCTACCCCCATTACAATATTTGCAAGACGGGGGACTACACCTACAATATTGAGATGGCCCTTGCTGGCTACAACAAGAAAAATATTGAGGTGAAGTTTTCCAATGGACAGCTTACCATTAAATCCGTGAAGGAGGAGAAGAAAGACAGTGATGATTTAATTCATCAGGGAATATCTAAAAAATATTTCTCCAAATCTTTTACGATTGCGGATGACATTGAAGTCAGGGATGCCGAGTTGAAAGACGGGCTTCTCAAGATTTCTTTGGAGCATATTGTTCCTGACAGTAAAAAAGCCAGAACAATAGAGATTAAATAAACATCAAACGAGGGGCCGTATAGGTCCCTCGTTCTACCAGCATCATCAGATTATTTCGTATCTGCATACCCCGTTGCATCGGGGTGTGGTTCAGCAGCCTTTCTTCTTACTTCTTTGTATTCTTCTTCCTTCACTTGATCCCTGAATTGATCTACCTTTATTCTATCCTCTGGAGAGGTAATGGATTCCGTAAAGATAGGGGATTCTGGAGCTTGGAATTGTTTTACATCTTCCTGGTTTCTTTGCATATGTCCATCAGATAGTTTGGTGCAAAAATCTTTTGACGGCAGAAGATCACCACTTCGACCATCTTGAAAAACGATCAACCAAACAACAATGGAATTTCCACTTGTTGTAACAACAGTTCTTTTTTCAAAATGACCGACAGATTTTCTGTATGCCATTGAGAGATACTCTATCATCTTATATTTGAACATCATCTTCTCCTCTCCGTCAAAGAATTTTATTCCCCACGCAGGTTTCTCTTGCACTTTAGTCTTGGGGTTTTCCCCACCTTCCGCTAGTTCTTCAATCTGTAATATAGGTTTTGTCATTTATATATCTTCTCTCCAATCCCCCATAACAGGAATATAATGATTACCAATAAAGCAATCTCGGCAACATGAAACCAAATCATACTGCCCCTCTCTTAATCATGGATTGATACATCGAATCATAGTGTTCAGCAGTATTTCTTTTATTATTTAAAGTTTCATATTCTAGTGTAGCATCACATACATCCTTAACCCATTGTTCGTATTCATCACTCGCATAGGCTTGGGTGGTTTTTTCCACATCGGATTTATAATTATTGAACCGATCTCTTTTTAACTTACCAATAATATTTTTTTCCATTTTTTCTAGTCTTAACTTTTCTACTTTGGATACAGCTTCATCCAAATCAGTAGAAGTCAAGTATTCTAAATTCTTTTCAACTTGTTCTTCAGTTATTTTCATTAATAATCCCCTCCTTGCGTAAGGTGTAAGCCATATCCTTTAGCTTGGAAATATATTTTTTATCTTCCGCATAGACCGATAAAGTTTCAATAAGTTTTTCAATATTAATTTCATCCACAAAGTATTGGTGTAATCGTTCCTCCCGAAAATCCTCATAATGATAACTTTCATTTAATAAATCGGTGTAAGCTATAACACTATCGCACCCTCTTGTGAAGCGTCTGACTTTAACGCTTGCATTGGCAAGGGAAACAATATGATCTTCCCCGTGCATCGCCTTGATGCCGAAGAAGTTTTTTCCCTCTTTAGCAAATCTGGAATGACCTTCCGAACCCGATTCATGCAGGGCTTGAACCAATACCAATTCTATGGGGATGCGTTCAAATTCTGGTAGGATGCTATTATAGGCAATCATGCAATCCTTAATTCCTTGTATAAACTCTTTACGATTATCATATTCAAAGTCCCAATTAAAAACACTCGAACACATCAGGGACAGGGTTGCACATAGAACAGTAATAAGATTCATACATTACCAACTTATACGGTGAGAGGTTTGACCATCTTTTTTCCGACAAATATTACACAAGCGATTATAACTACCCTCGCTGTAAAACTGGGTTTTACACTCCTCATAGTTCATGCACTTGCGATAAGTGAGAACTCGATCCTTGCTCGTAGGCTTATCTTTAGGTCCCCTTGCTTTCATATTTTTTCAACTTTTCTTCCAGTTCCTTAATTGTTTCATCTTGTTCTGAAATTTTAAGAATAAACTCTTGAAAGGTTCTCATTGGACCAAAGAAAAAACTTTCTTGGATAGAGGTTCTTTCAGGAATTAATATTAAAACATCATTACCTTTTATCCAACCCGTAAAAACTTTCGGAGGATTCTTTCTATACTTTACTTCAATTTCCATCTTAAAATCTGGTACGATTTTTGCAACAACATCACAGGCAGGCAACCCTTGAAATGCCCCACTTCCAGGAACACGAAACGCTTGAATACCTTGATGCTTTAACCAATTCACAACATCATGTTCTTTTCTTCTTCCAGTATTTTTAGGCTTATTGACCATTTTTACTATTAAAATAATCAGCCCTTGATTGTGTGATTGCACAGGAAATGGCGACAGCTCTTTTATTCTCTTGATCTAAATTTTTTAAGTTTGGAAATTTATCTATCAAACCAAAAGCCGTGTCTATGTTTTGCAGCATCTTCATCGTTTCTTCAGGACCAGAGGCAGTTGGAGTTTCTTTTTTTACATTGGCCCCATAGTTGAAATCCGTATCATCTTGTGGTGGTGCAACGGGAGTTGGGCTGTCACCTGAACTTGTAATGTTGCTAATGACATTCCCGAAGTCAGTTTTTTCCCAATCAAACTCAACGGATTGTCCAACCTGAATATCACCAACACCCAGCTCATTAGTCTTGTCGTATGCTTTCAAAGGGAACTTGAATTTAGGGTTATCTACATCAATGATTAATCCCTGAAACCCTTTTCCAGTTTGGTATTTTTCTTTTACTTTACCTGTTAACATATTTTTTACTCCTTTTATTTTTGGTAAACAATCTTTCAATCTTCGCATGGTTATCCCATCCTTTCCTAAACAATTTAAACTGGGCAAACCCCAACTTTAAATCTTTTTTAGAAAACTCTTTAATCTCCAGTTTGCTGTTATCTTTTGGCAACCTGACTATAATAGCTTTATCAATATCAATATTATCTGTTTCTTTAATGAGTTGACCATACGCACCCAACTGAATTACTGTATCTTCATAGATAGCTTTTCCTGTTTTGAAATCTATTAAAATCATTTCGTCTTTATCTTTTTTTTTGTTATATTTCTTAACTAAAAGATCAGGACAACCACCATACAAATATTTTTTGGATACCATTTGTTTTTCGGTCCAAATTATTTCAAATTTATTCGACAAACTTATCCCACCATTCCTTGAACTTATTAAACGCCTTGATGACTTTTTCATCAGTAGGTTCTTCATAACTCCATTTCTTAATATAGGATTCAGCAAGGTAATGAACGGAAGTTCCTTGTTCCCCCGCTTGATCCCGTGTTTCACGGTAATCAATTCCGTCCATACCCTGTTTCCAAGCCCAATGTATTAAAGCACCACTATTTTTAAACTTACCTATAATAGTCGTAGTGCCAGGTAGCAATCTTCCATCTAATTCATATTTTCCTGTTGGCATTATTTATTTATCTTTTCTATTGTTTTAATTTCATCCAAGTGGTCCTGAAACCTATAGTCAGAATCTTCATTCACTACTATAGATTCAGTTTCCCAAGTTAATTTTTTAAACTTACTTAATCTTTTACTCACAGCTTTAAATGGCTTTGACATTTCTTCATACTTTTTTTCTAATTCTTTTAATTTATTTTTACTCATAGTTTATCCAAATGGTTTATCATCAACTGGTGTAAAATTCCATACTACCCAAGGTCTATATTTTTTTACCTTATCGGTGGTGCAGAATTTAATTCTATAACAATCATAGCAATACCAGTTTTTTTTTACTTTTGTATCAGGATCAGCATGACCATTACATATGCAGCATTTTGTAAAAGTAGGATATTTTAATTCATAACAAGTATGACAATACCATACTCTTGTAGGGTATTTTGCATTAGGGTGTTTAAATTGATGTTTAACTTCAGCAACTTTATCACACTTACAGCAACTATTCATACTAATTGACCTTGATTTTCATTAATGGGTTTCCAAATGTATGAATGAAGGTCATAGGTTTGGTCATTGAACTTGCTCCTTAAATTTTTAGTCAGCACTTCACCTTTTTTTAGTTGATCTGGCGACAAAATCATATATTGACCATCATGTTCAATCTTAACCCCGCCCTTCGCAATAAACTTACTCACCTCGTATGAGCGAATATCCACCCTTCCTCTGAACATTTTAGTTACCTTTTTTGTATCCATTTTAACCTTTCTATAATCATTTTATATTATTCTCTTGTTATTTCAAACAAATAATATAGAAATATTATATGAAATTAGAAGAATGGCGTAAAACCAAGGGAATTAGGTATAGTGAACTGGCAAAATTGCTTGAATTAACCATTAAAAATCCGATAGCGAAACTTCGAGGATATTGTGTGGGAACAAATATTCCACGAGAAAAAGAAATGATGCAGAAAATTTTTAAACTGACGAAAAGAAAAGTATCTGCTAATGACTTCTACGATTTAAAATAATGGAATTAAGTCAAGAAGAAATAAAAGAAGTAAAAGATTTACTGCAAAGTTTAAGAAAAATTGATCCTGTTCCAAAGAAAATAACAAGGACCTATCAAAGAATCCCCACCGAAAAAGCCCTTCAATCTTTTAGGGTGTTGGCTGCTTTTATATGCCAAAAGCACAACATCACTTGGGGGGATTTAATAAGCAAAAACAAGAAACAGGAGTTTGTGAGAGCAAGGGTGGACTTTTCCCATGTTGCTTTTAATAAAATCATAAAAAATAAAAAAATGATAGGTCGTTTTTTGGGGAGAAATGGCGTATCTCCTCATTCTTCCATATCCCATTTGCTTTATAAAACCCCATCTTATATAACAGATCAAATAGAAGGTTTGTTTGAAAAAAAAGATGATGCATGAATGATAAAATCTTTTCAATGCCTGTTAGGGTCAATGACTTTATTGCCAATACTGTCAATTTAAAGAATGAAGAATTGGGAATTTACTGGAGGTTGCTTTGCTTTGCATGGGAATCAAAAGCTCTTTTATGCAATGACAAGGAAGAAATTTACGAGATCAGCAAAGCCCATGATGAAAGATCAAAAAAAGTAGTAGACAAGATATTAAAAAAATTTTTTATATTGGATAAAGATAACTGCTACTACCAAAAAGCACAGCGAGAGGAGTGGAAAAGGGTTAATGAACTCCATGAAATAAGGAGCGAAGCTGGGAAAAGAGGCGGTCAAGCAAACGCCAAGCAAAACGAGAGCAAAAACGAAGCACTTATACCTATACCTATACCTATACTTAAACCTAATAATTATACTAATAAAAAAATAAAGTATTCTGTTTCTTTTGATAAATTCTGGGAAGGGATAGACAGTATCAAGAATCGTAGTACAAAAAGCGATAGTTTTAAACAATGGAGTAAGCTGTCAGAAGAAGATAAGAAGGATCTGAAAGAAAAGTGGAATCATTACAAAAAAGAAAAGGGGGATTACTATAAGGCTTGTGAGCGTTTCCTAGCAAAAAGAATTTTTGATGAAATCAGCTTGGAGGAAAAGGTGGTCCAGTTTGATCCCCTCTTTGATGTCAAGAAATATGTATCTTTCGTTAAGAAGGGTATTCGTATTCCCAATATTTCTGATGACCAGGTATCTAAAATGCTTTCCGAAGGACTAATCAGCCAAGAGGAATACGATAGATGGTAAAAAGGAGTTATTTTGAAAAAAAAAGACAAGAAAAAGAAGAAAATAGGTTCTGCAAAGGACTTAATTAATGAAATTAAAAAAAATTATCCAAACAGGGAGGGCGAAGTTGAGATTAATTATCATAGAAAAGATGGGGCTGACTACATTTTTTCCATTAAACCAAAGGATTATTTTGCAGAATTTTTCGCCAAAAACCTTCTGCACCCTGTCCCAGAGGTGAATGTTGGATATTATTTTGCTGGACTTAAATTAAGAGCTGCTTACTATCGGTCCTTCAAGCACCAAAAACTCATTATGTCTTATGAACCAAGACTGCCTTCAACAAATAACCATGATTATGTCCCCATTAATGATGGCTACAAATGGTATTCAATCTTATTGGACAAGATACCCCTCAACAGCAGAAAAATTGTTGATCTTGTCGTGATTCAGGAAAAATCAACCAATGGATCGAACACAAGAAGGACAACCAAATTAATGGACCAATTAAGAGATGGTCTGGGGGCTTTGTACGATTTTCTAGACATAAAGACGAAAAAAAGGGCCTTTTCCTAGCTTATCAACAGATTAATGATGATGTTCTCATTCTGTTCTTGCTTTGTTCTCAATGTAATGGTATAATCGAAGATTATATTAAAATGGGGTGAATTGTATGCCTAATATTAAAAACCAAAAGATAATATTGGACCAATATATGACACCGCCACAGTCCCAATTATATATCATAGACGAACGAACAATCGGAATGACGATTCACTTTGATGACTACAAAGACCAAAACACCTTCATATCCAATTATCAGAGGGGATTAGAGGCCCACAAGGGAAAACCACCACAACCAACTCATATTGATGAATTTCCCCTTGTTTCGACCTTATTGCATTAATCTATTTACCTCCTTGTTTTAAGTTGAATTAATCTAGTGTTGCCAAAACCCGATCTTTTTACCTTGTTATGACCTGCATAATTTGAAGGTGTTACTTCAACACTATCTATTGATCTTCCTAAACGATCAGTTAAACCCACTCGAATATTTACTATTCCTAAAGGTGTTTCAACATGAAGTAATTTATTACTGTTATAATGAGAAATAGTTTTCATCTATTCCACCTCCTTAATATATGGCTTTATATATTCATTAACTTCTGGTAATTTGGATAAAGGTTTAAATATTTCCTTGTCCACATCATTATTATATTGTTTTCGACTTTTATTTAATTCTTCCAAAGTAGAAATTTTAGCAATCGTATTGGTATAGAATCCACACTCATAACATTCAGAAGATTCTATATTAAAAGGTTTCCAATCCGAATAAATGTGATAATTCTTACTTTCACAATTCGGACAAATTCCACTACTTGAACAACCACTCATCTATTTCACCCCCTTAAAACCTAAAGAAATTAATAACCATTGAAACCTGGTAAAAGGTTTCTTCTTATTCAATTCACATTCTTTTCTAGCAGCTTCTTCCCTGTCCATTCTAATCCAATCTTCCTTGGAAGAAATTACCCTTGTTTTCATAATCTTTTTATCCATTATTTACCTCACTTGATACTTTGTTAAATAAACCTTTAAAACAGTCATTACACAGAGCCATATATTTAGCATCACTGACAAATACTTTTTTATATGTTTCTGGGTATTTGTAGTAATCAACTCCCCACTTTAAAAAAAAGGTATCTTCTTCACACTTACATTTATCACAAGTATTTTTATCCATTATTTACCTCCTCTGCTGCTTGTTCAACATCACTTTTAAAACTTTCAGTAGTGTAGGTGTTATTATTTGTAACGATTGACTCAATTAAACCATTTAATTGTTTTAATGCTTCTTGTTCATCTGTAAGTTCATAAGACATATTAAGTAAGTTCCAATCAAAATCGCCCTTTCTAACCTTTGTATTAAATAAAAATCTTTCTGTATATTTACTTATTGTTTTATCCATTATTTACCTCCTCAATTTTTAAAATATAATCGCCTAAATAAATTATATTTTCATCTAAATCTAACCAAGCACTAGGATTATAATTATTTTCTTTAGTACCTTTTAATTTAGTAAAATCTTGCACTTCATATTGTGTATTTTTCATTAAAGTATCATACACATCTGTTAATGTTTGTTTTTTATCCATTATTAACCCCTTTATTAATTAAGTTTTTACAATTAATTATTTTAACTTGATAGTATTCTCGTATATTTTTAAAATTAATTTTTCCTTTAAAGGATTCTATTTCTTCATCAAACCACATCTTAAACCTTTTAAGTATTTCTTCTCTGGTTTGTGGTTTTTCATCATCAAAAACATCTGAACCTTGTAAGCATTTAATTTTATATTTATCCATTAGTTATCTCCTCAATGTTTAAAATTTCATCATAATAAACAATTTGTTTTTTATGGTTCACAGCCGCCTGAAATTGACCAATTTTTAAAAATAAATCCAGCAATGAATCACAATTTAATATTTCTGAATGTATTTCATTATGACCAGATTTAGACCATGATATTTTATATCTCATATTCAACCCCTTTATTAATTAAATAGCTTAACTTCCCCAATTTTTAACATCTTTCATTTTACAATTTTCTTCATCAACCCAATGAATAAAATCATGGTAAAGATTAAATTTAGAAGTATTATTTTTTCTACACAATTCATTTAAAGTATTTGATTTATACTGTTCCCCGTAACCATAGGTAAAAGGGATTTTAATAATATCTTTTGTATTTACATCTGTAATTCTAACAGAATGATAAGTGTTACCATTAATTTTATCACGCCATTTTTTGCAATGTGCTATGTATTTAATTGTCATAACTTTTACTCCTTTTTAATTACTATAATATTATTATAGTATAATTAAATACTATTCAACAAAAAAAAGAATTATTTTTAAAAAGAATAAAAAAGGGCCTAAAAAGGCCCTTATCCGTAGGAGTTTATGAAAAAACCCTTGTTTAATTTTCTTCTTTAGCAATACAACCTTGATTATCTATTCTTAATATTTTACTCATTACCAATGCATTCTATCTCGTAGTTGTCTGAATGTTCAAAGTTTTCTTCAAGCCATTTTTCAGCTTCGGCTTCAGTTTCAAATACTTCAGCTAAATCATAGCTAGTCATAGTATCTTGATAAACAATTTTATATTTGTTCATATCATCAGTTTCATTTCTCATAACTCTATTAACTCCTTTTATTTAAATAATTATCATTTTTATAAACTAATAAATCTGATCTGTTATTAATTAGATTGTATCCCTGGTTCTCTAATTTAGCTTTTTTAACTTCCGCCTTCTTAATACTTTTCAAGCTATTCCAATTAATC